CTGTCAAATTATAAGGATTAATCAAAAAGAATTTTTAAAAGATGTTGATAATCAAATAAATCTGGTTTGTAATAAAATTAATAATTTAATAAAAGATAATTATAATGGCAAACCTATATAGTTGGGGTGGTAATCCATTTCGTGATTATTTGCTTAATTCAATATTATTGGATATTGATATTTCGAATAAACAAACGAAAAGAGACATTAATAGTGCATTTAAATATATTTTACAAAACATTTTGAATAATCCTAATGAAGCAGTATATTTGGATTTTGAAATAACAAAAAATGAAGGTTATTATAAACTCATTGGAAAAAATGCAATAAGTGCTTTGTGGTTATGCGGTTTTTTTCCAGTTGATGCCACAAATATAATGAAAAGTTGTATGTTTATTATTGGAAATAGAAAATATGAATACAACAAAAAAACGAAAGAATTAACGTATATAATAATTAAAAATTAACATGAGTAAAAAGATTGCTGTATTATTTTCAGGCGGGTTGGATTCAACTTATTTGATTTGGAAAAATCTTAAAGACGATAATGAAGTATATCCAGTTTATATTGAGATTGAAAATAATCAAACTAAAACAATTCTTGAAAAAAATCGTATTAAATTGTTAATTAAAGAGTTTAGAAAAGAATTTACCAATGAAAAAGATTATAGCGGGACGAGAATACATGATATTGAATATGCATTAAAAGTTACTGTTAGCACAAGTGAATTTAGTTTATATTTTAAACAAATACCTGTTTGGATTTTTGGTACTGCATTTTTACAAAGTTTACCAGTTAGTGAGATTCAGATTGGTTATGTAACAAATGATGATGCAGTTTCATTTTTAGAGGACATAAAAAAAATTTATAAATCATATCAGGCAATTTGTGAACCAATGAAACGTTTAACCTTTCCCGTTTCAAAAGTACGTAAAATTGAAATGGCAGAACAATTACCAAAACAATATCTTGATCTGATATTCAGTTGTGAAAACGCAACAATTATTGGTTCAGAAGATGCGGAAATAATTGATTATGAGCCATGCTGTAGCTGTCCATCTTGTAAACGTGTTATATCGAGCAATTATTATGGATTAGGTAGGTTTCCAGAAAAATATAAAAAGGGCATTCGAATGCAACATGCGGTTGCTTTGTTGAGTGAAGGTTTTAGAGTTTTAGATAAGAATGGAAATGATTTTCAAAACATTAAAAAATTTGAATATAAAAAAGAACCATATCAATTAGATTTATATTTAGATGGAGTTAATGCTGATAAAGTTGAAGAAGATAGTAGTAATTTAGAAAAAGTACCATTTAATGGATAAAGTAAAAGTTTTAGCAGAAATTAAAGGTTTCCTTGAAGGTTATAATAACGATTTAAAATATTTGGTAAATGTTGAAACCGACCCAAATACAAATGTTGCTGAATGTTTAATACGTGAGCCAAACAAAGAACAAAAGATTGTAAAATTTCAATATGAACCTTTCACGTATGTAAAGGATTTAGCGAAATTAGGGCACATATTATATGAAGGTTATTCAGATAATTATATTGAAAGCAAAAGAATTAAATATGGCATTAAAATTATTAAATTAAAAACTGGTAATCAAAAAAGACTGGTTAATGGATATTGTTATAAAGTTACAAGCAGTAAATCATATAATGCAATTGTAAATTATTTTAGCGATGGTGGCATTAACCCATTTGAAAAAGTCAGAGATGTTGATGGAAATGTTGTGAAAAATAAAAAGGGTGATGTAAAATTTATAAACCGTGATTTATTTCATTCACCCAAAACAACTGAGCAATTCTTTATATCCACACAATCAAGATTATTCAAAGGTATTGAAGAATATAAACAAATACATAAATTTACTTTCGATATTGAAACTACTGGTTTAAGATACCAGATGGCAAGAATAATACTTATCGGTGTCAGGGACAATAAAGGTTTTGAAATGATTCTTGAACCAGAGAAACCAAATGATGATGAAGCAGAAGCAAAACTTATACAAGAATTTTTTAATGTTATTGATCATATAAAACCTTCAATTATTTCTGGGTTTAACTCTGAAATGTTTGACTTTGAGTTCATTTTGGGTAGAGCAAAATTACTTAAAATGGATTTGAGTAAAATTCCAACGAGTCTTAAAGAAGGAGTTCAATTAAAAAGAAAACCGAGAACTTCAGTAAAATATGGTAATACTGCAGATAAATATACGGCTACAGAAATGTGGGGTTATTCCATTATTGATATTCTTCATGCAGTAAGAAGAACTGCTGCAGTTAACAGTGAAATAAAAGAAAATAAATTAAAATACATTGCCAAATTTGAAAAAATAGCGAAACCTAATAGAACCTACATCCCGGGCGAAGATAATGCCATTGGTAGAATTTTTAATGAAAATAAAGTTTTTGTCATAGACATAAACAATAATTACATACAAATACCTAATGAATATCAAATAGTTGCAAAAAAATTATATACATTACAGACAAATAAAGCAACATTATCTGATGAACGCTATATTGTAATGAGAGACACATATCTTAATGATGCCTCAGATTTTGTTAAATGGTTTAGAACAGAAGCACTTCCAAAAAAAATGAATAGTTTTATTGGAGGTAAAAATCTCGTAAAACAATATTTGCTTGATGACCTTTGGGAAACCGAACATGTTGATGAATTATATAATCAGTCATCATTCATGCTTGCAAAAATAGTACCTACGACATATCAACGTATTTGTACAATGGGTACTGCTGGTATTTGGAATTTACTTATGACTGCATGGAGTTATGAAAATGATTTAGCAATTCCTATTTCAGATGTGAAATTGCCGAAAAAGTTTGCGGGTGGTCTTGCAAGATGTTTTAAATCAGGATTTTCAAAAAGAATTATTAAAATTGACTTTGCTGGTCTTTATCCTACAATACAATTAACTGAAGATGTATTTCCGATCTTTGATATTACTGGCGTTATGAAGAAAATACTTTTGTATTTAACAACCACTCGTAATATTTACAAAAAATTGGGGAATGGTGTTACATTAGATGATGAAGAAGTCATGTTATTTAAACAAATTGACCCTGAATATCATTTAAAATATGTAAACAAATCATTAACACCTGCCGATATTGCAATGTTCAAAATCAAACAGTTACCTATAAAGATTTTGAATAACTCTTTATATGGTGCTTTAGGTTCTGATGTTTCATTCAATTGGTCAGATAACGTTTGTGCAGCACGCATTACTTGTACAGGTAGATTACATTTAAGACATGCAATTTCATGGTTTAGTAAATTTGGTTGTGTTGCATTACTTGCAGTTACCGATGGTACAAATTTTAATTATCCTGAAAGAACGAATATTAGAATAACTAATGAGGGAACAACTGAGGGAACAACTGAGGGAACTATTGAAGAAATGTGGCAATATGGTGGCAAAACGGGTATGAATGCACTTATTGAGAAGTTCAATAAAGAAGAAATGAAACCACCTTATATGTCAATTGATAATGATGGAGAATCAATTTCATGTTTAAATCTTTCAAGAATTAATTATGCGACTTTATCATTGGCAAAAGATAAGAAGAGTAATGAAATGAAAGAAAAAATCAAATTGACGGGTAATACAATTAAATCGAAAATTATGCCCGGATATATTGAAGAATTCATCGATAATGGTCTCAATATGATTCTTCATGATAAAGGTAATGAATTTGTTAAATATTATACCGATTATGCAGAGAATTTATATTTGTGCCAGATTCCATTAAAAAAGATTGCAAGTAAAAGTAAAATAAAAACAACAATAAGTGCATATAAAAAGAGAGGTAAAGACAAAAATGGAAGGGAGAAAGGAAAACAAGCGCACATGGAACTTTTGATTGAAAAAAGAAATAAGATTGCAGAAGAGTTATTTCAAAAACATAAAGAAACTTTAATATTTACCAGAGCAGAAGATAAGTTATCAATTGAAGATAAATTGAAATTGGTTACTAACTATATGCCACCTGAACCTGAACTTGATAGCGTTGTTTATTATGTAAATACAGGAACTAAATTATCCGAAGGTAATTCGGGCATTATTAAAGATAAAGTGACTGGTGAAGAAAGATATTGTGCTACACTAATCACTACTGAAGATTTATTGGAAAATCCAAACATGATAGGTAAATATAATGTGGCAAAATATTTAAATGCATTTAATAAACGTGTTACAGCATTGCTTGTTGGCTTTGAACCAGAAGTTTCTAAAAAGATTTTAGCTACGATAGTTAAAGATAAGAAAACTAAAGAGGTTAGTTTAAAATGCGGGGGTGAAAATTTTGCATCATATGAATTAGGATTGAAAAATTTTGATCTGAATGATTTTGACGAATCAATGCATTTGGAAGAAAAAGAAGTTGAATATTGGAATAAAACGGGTTATGACCCAAGAAAGATATGGAATGGTTTTAAAATGTATGATGACAATAAAGTTTATTATGAAATATATGATCATGCATTAAATTATTTGAATGAAAAAATGATAGCAAGTAATAGACCAAAAATCAAATCAATTAATGAAGAATACGGAGAAGGTGATTTAGTTTTAATTAAATATGGTGATGAATATACTGTTGGAAAACATAATGGTGTGTTTATCGAAACTATTAGAGAAAATGTTGTTATTCCAAAGAGTGAAATTGAAATAGAATTGGACAGAAAAAAAACTGAAGAAGAAGAAAGAATTAAAAATCTTGAAATAACATTAGCCACTAAATCTGAGAAAGATAAAGAAATTGAAATTATAAAGCAAAACAGAGCAAGATATTTTGACAGATTTAAAAAACGTTTTAATATTCCAGAGGATATGACAATGGAAGAACTCTTTCGTGAAGAAAGCAGTGCAAGTGAAATGCTTGATTTTTATGTCAGCCAAATGGAAGGTATTGAAGACGAAGAAGAGGCAGAATATATTGATAGTGAAAATGAAGATGGTGATGGTGCATATTAAACATTTAATAGTATTTATATGAAAATATGCACTAATGAAAATAAAAAAAATACAATTATTTGAAATTATTGATTCAAATGGTGAACTGATTGGAAGAAATGACGTGCCTTCAACTGGCGCAGATTTAGAATCAGGAGCAAACGGTACTACCGACATGAATGTTGGAAAAGGTCAACAGCCATTCAGATACGATATGTTAGGTCGTTTCGGCTTTACATTATTGCCATTTTTCGAAGGCAAAGAAGATCAGGGACAAAAAGAATTATTAAAAGATTTGGCACAACTTATGCATGATAAGCGTATTGATATCTTAAAATATTATTATAAAAATCCTCAATTATTAAAACCTGATTATAGAAAAGAAGCTGCTGGTGAACCACATTCAGAACAGTGTGAAAAAGAAGATATTGCATGGGCAAGAAAAGCTATTAAGGCAGTTGAACCACATTTTGAAAAAGCATTTAAAGAACCTATTGATGAAGTTGATTCAATAAATGAAGATAAAATTATTGAAGACAATGTAGCTGAAGATAAACTTGTAGATAAAAGGGGTGAAGATGAAATATCTCAGAAAGCTGAAGATAATGATATTAAAGATAAAAAACTTGAAAAAATTGCTGGTCTTATCAGTAAATTAGATCAGAAAGATAAGGATAAACTTACAAATTTATTGGAAAGAAGATAATATGGCAAACTCACAATTACTCGATAAGCAGTATAAGATACCCTCAGACGTGTTGAAAGGCATCCAAATGACTCTTATTACCAATCCTCAAGGTGAGGGCGTAAAAAGGGCTAAATTCATGCTTAATAACGGTGCTATTACTTATCAGGCAATGAAAAGATTGAAAAATTTCTTTGATTATTTCAATCCACAGACTGGAGATAGAATACAATATGCTCTTGCTGGTGGAAATGCAATGAAACAATTTGTTGAAACAACCTTAACAAGCGACAGGGCAGGTGTTGAAATGACAAAGAACGTCAAACAGGATATGAATGTTAATACTATGTTTGGCACAAAACCAGCACAGACACCAAGACTAAATGAAGATAAAAAAGAATTGAAAAAGAATGCAGTTGTTGTAATTGTTGACGAAGATAATAAGATATTGTTACTAAAAAGAAGTTCTGACCCTAAAATATGGCAACCAAGTAAGTGGGCATTAGTTGGTGGTGGGATTGAAAAAAATGAGACTCCACAACAAGCAATTGAAAGAGAAATAACTGAAGAAACAGGATTAGAAATAAAAAAATTTATTAAATCATTTAGTATTCAAAGAAATCCAGACAGTATTGAACATATATTTGCTTGTCGATATGAGGGTGACCCAACCGATATAAGGCTAAATGAAGAAAATACAAATTATGGTTGGTATGATGTTGATGAAATGAAATTCTTAGATATTGTGCCACATTTGATAGAATATATTACAATGGCATTCAAAAAATACGATTAATTTGTATTTATATTAAAATAATTGAGTTTAAATAAAAAATAAAAAAATGAGCAAATTAGAAGGAATTAGTTTACAATTTCAAACTTGCAGCATCGCAAAAAATTCTTACACTTGTAATGATCAATATAATACTGGTAACCCAGATGCATTATCTGATGGTGACGTACAAGGCAAAGGTGAATTGAACGGTAGTATTGGTAGCTGTGATGATATTAAAGACAGAAAATGTGAAATCACGAAAAATAAATATCAAGAAGACAGACAATATAATGCGAGTACCGCATAATGATCAGTGAATCTAAAATACTATTTGAGAACGTTAAACATTTTCGCCAATTATTAACTGAAGGCGTTAGTGATAAGGTTATTGTCGATGCTATTAATCAACATAAATTTCTCTATATTTATTATAAAGGAGAAAATACAGTTGAAACTGGCTATCGAACAATAAGACCTTTTGTGCTTGGCGTAAATACAAGTGGTAATTTAGCTGTTAGAGCATGGCAGGACAAAGGTAGAAGTGATAGCCTTAGATCAGATTCTCCAAGAAATAGATTACATCATGAACATGAAGTAGATACGGATGGATTGACAAAACCGGGTTGGCGATTGTTTCTTGTTAACAATATAACTTCTGCAATACCAACAGGTAAAAGATTTATTGATGCTCAAGGAAATGTTGAAATACCAACAGGATATAAAGAAAATGATAAAGATATGACAGGTGGTATAATTGCATCTGTTACATCTGGCGGTAAAATACCTGTGGGCGGTATACCAACAACAAGACAAAAATTGCCGAGATGGGACAAATATAAAAACGCAGATAAAAATAACCGACAAATTACAAAAGCAGATGTTCTTGGATTAAATGATATTGCCAAAAGAGTTATGAAAAAACCCATCACGGATTTTTTTGTTGCAATTGATGATAAAAATAACTTTAATTTACAGGATATAAGAACCAAACTTAGTTTTCCACAAAACGCATATGTGGATGATTTAAGTAATTTATATAATAGGCTTGTTATGAAAACACCTGTGGATAAAACAGCACAAGATCAGTTTGCAAAAAACCAAAAAGATAAAATGGTAAAAGGTCTTGCCGAAAAGCAAACTCCACAAAATCCGTCAATGTTTAAAGAAAATGAAAATAATCCTATTGATAAGAAGACTTTTTTCAAACAATAGAGTATTTATAAAAAAATATAAAAATTTATAAAATGGCAAAACCAGATTTAAATAAACTTAGAACCGAGATCGATAATCGCAAAAGAGAAAGAAACATATCATCATCACCATTAGGTGAAAGTACAGGTGCTAATATTGCACCAAGGGATGCTTTTTTATATGAATTGATTAGGTCACATGATACTGGCGTTGAAACACCAGCAACCGATTTAATCAAGTTAGTTGAAAATCAAGTTGCAATTAAAAATAAAGAAACGGTACGACATAACATTAATGAAACTGCTGTTGTTGACAGAGTACCAGCACGTCTTCCTATTCAAAACAATAAAGCTACTGAGATGTCACCTGAAAGAGACGAGCAGTTATTCACTGATCTTCAAAATAAAAGCAAACAAACATTAGCCGACTCAATTGCACCTTATGTTGGTGGTCAGAAAAAAAATCTTAATCCAACTGCTGGTGCAGCAGTATCACCAATGAATTTAAATGAAGGTTATTTGGTTGAAAACGTAAAAAAGATTGTTGATAACTACTTGATTGATAATTTCGGTCCCGTTATCGAAGAAGCAATTAAAGGTACAATTATTGAAATGTATGCTGCAGAAAGAATCAAAGAAGTACTTACCGAGAACAAAGAAATGATCAGAGCAGTTATAATTGAAGTTATTAAAGAAATTTCAGACAAAAATAAAGCAAAGAAAGCGCAACTGTAATTGCGCTTTCTTTTTATAATCAAGTTTGTATTTATTAATAACTTAATATTCTTAACATGACTTACGATAACTTCTTAAAATTATTGGATGAATTTGAAGAAATACAATCATTTGCAAAGAAAATCGAATTTGCTAATCGATATTTTCAAAGAATAGGTAGTGGGTCAGGTAGAATTGTTTATGATATTGACGGCACTAAAGTTTTTAAATTAGCAAAGAATGCTAAAGGTGTTGCTCAAAATGAAGCTGAAATAAACATTGGTTCATATCATGACACCCACAATATAGTTACGAAAGTTTTAGAAAGTAATAATAATGGTAGTTGGATTATTTCCGAAAAAGCAAAAAAAGTCAACGAAAGTAGAATTAAACAATTAACTGGCATTCCAAGTTTAAATGAATTATTTTATTTTCTTAGAAATCACGAAAATAACATTAAAGGTGGTCATAATATTTTTGGTCTGGATACAGATGTTGAAGAATCATTAAATAATAATGAATTCGTTATTGAATTGCAAGACATAATGTCAAATTATTCAATATCTGCTGGCGACTTAGGTAGACCAAGCACATATGGTGAAGTTCTTCGTGATGGTCAGCCAACAATTGTTTTAACTGATTATGGATTAACAGGTGAAGTATATGATACTCATTATAATCCAAGTAGAAAGAAAAATGATCGTTATGGTTTCAAAATGTATGAATTATATAATAATAATGATGGCAACGATGATATACTTGGAGATATGCCACCACAAGATGCAATAGATACACGTAGAGGCATGTGGGCGCAAATACCTTACAGCGTAGGCGATGGTAGTGGTGTAATAAATGAAGGTTTTATATCATTTATACTTGACAGAGATAAGTATCCGACAAGAGTGTTGCCGAGCGCACCATATATAGTCGATGAATTTCATAATTGTGTAAATAATATTGACGAAACTTTGAATCATGTTAAAAATAAAAAGAAATTTTATGAAAATTTATTGAAACTTCAAGAATATCTTATTGAACAAAAATTTTATGACAGAGAACCTTTAGGTGAAATTGTATATTTAAAAGAAGATGGTAGTGCTTTATACTCTACTGATAATGCAATGGGACAAGATAATTTTCCTGTACATAATAACATTGATACTTCACCTTTAATTAGAAATGATCTTGATGCAAATAGAGATAAGAATAATGAAGATTTAGAATATCATAATGTGGTGGGAGATGCTACGAAAGATCAATACATGTTGGATGAAAGACAATTATCTTCAATGGCTGGCAGCAGTACTGTAGAAGTAAAACAGAAATGCAGATTAGCGGGTAACGGTAACACTTCAACTGCATGCAATCAAGGAGACATTAGAAACTTGAATATCAAACCTCTTAAAGAAGAAATTTCAGCAAAGGAAGCATATACTGATGAAGGTGCATTGAAAACAGTTTTAAACGGAAAAAGAAAGATTGGTTTTGTTCATATAAATAAACCAATTGCTCAAAAATTAGAAAAACTTAAAATTGGTGTTATTCCAGTAAGAATGACATCGCAAAATACCATGACAGCAATAATATATCGTGATAAAGTAAAAGCATATTTATTGTATGAAATTGCTAAAAAGCATGGTGGATATTTAAATGATAGAACTCCTGAAGAAGCACGTGAAATAGGACGATTGTTAGAATATAAAGAAGAGGATATTAACGAGTTTATTCATAAAAATTATGGTGTAATACCAGATAAATCACCAGACGATTTTAATGATCTGGCTGAAAATGCTTCATTGGATTTTTGGGATTTGAATGAAGGAAATTTTCCAGCATTTGAAAAAGATATCCAGCAAGACCTTACAACCCATCAATTGGATAAAAAATATATAAGAAGTTATCAGGACGGAGAACACACATATAATGTATATGCTGTTAATGGTGATCAAGTTCGTGATAGTGGTTTTATTGAATGGGTAGATGGTGGTAATCATTGGGTTGATGCTGATTTACCGAAAAAAGAACAAAAATATGCAAAACATATTGGAGAAAATGATTATTGGATTGATGATGTGTTTATGGTCAAACCAGCAGATTTTGAAGCAATATTATTACATGAGAGAACAGAAAGTTTTATTATAAGACATTATGGTTACGAATACGATGATGCTCATGAAATTGCAAATAAAGTTGAATTAATGTTCAGAAAAAAAATACCTGAAGGTGCAAATCGTGCTCTTGCTGAGAAAATTTATGATATATTTGTAGCTAATTTCAAACCAGAAAAAAGTAAACAGAAACATAAACCAGTAAATGAAAGCATTGCAGATGTGGCAGCAGAAAAACAATTTGGCATTCAGCATCCAGATACCGATTTTGAAACTCAATTCAGTAAAGAACAAAATATTGAAAATAAAGAAGAAATAATATATATAACATCTAATGATAGATCATATAGTAATGTAGCAATGATAAAAAATCCAAAATCATGGCGTAATATTGGTAATAGTGTCAGAGGAGTTATAGATTCTACAGGAAATTTATATATTGAATTAGTATCAAAACTAATACATGAAGATATTATTAATGAATTAAGTAGATTAAATCTTATTAAATACCAATCAGATTGGGATAAAAAACTCCCTGAAAGTTTTATTACTGTACAACGACATAGAAAAACAAATAATATTTTTCTTGGAGAATCTACTTCAACGATGTATCCAGATGAATTTAGACCTAAAACAAATTATTGGCAAGAAATTCCAAGTAATAATTTTGCAAAACCAGTTATTCAGAAATTTTTAGATAAAGCAAAACAAAAAAATCCATATATTAATTTTATTAATGAAACTATTTATGAATATTATAAAAAAAATAAAGAAGAAGATATTTTTGAAAATGAAATATTAAATGAAGGACAGATAATGGCATTAAATTATCTTCCGTTTAAAGAAGATGTTGAAGAAGCTGGTGGTAAAATATATTCAGTTGGTGGTGCTGTCAGGGATGAAATTCTCGGTAAAGAATCCAAAGACTTAGATATTCTTATTACTGGTGTGCCATTTGAAAAACTTGAAGAAATACTTAGTAAATATGGTGCTGTCAATGCAGTTGGCAAATCATTTGGTATATTAAAATTCAAACCAAAAGGCGCAACAGAAGATATTGATATTGCAATTCCACGTACCGAAACACCAACAGGTGAAGGTGGTCATCAGGGATTTGATGTTAAATCAAATCATGCTTTGCCAATTGAAAAAGACCTTGAAAGACGTGATTTTACCATCAATGCAATTGCAAAAGATGCTGAAGGTAATATTGTTGACCCATTTGGTGGTCAAGAAGATTTAAAAAATAAAGTTATTAAGGTTGTTAACCCACAGGCATTTAGTGATGACCCACTCAGAATGTTGCGTGCTGTACAGTTTGCAAGTCGTTTTGGTTTTACTATTGACCCAGACACAATGAAAATGATTCAGGAAAATGCTGGTCGTGTAAAAGAAATTGCACCTGAGAGAATTTTGACAGAATTCGAGAAAATTGTCAGAAAATGCAACATTTTGACAGGTGCAATACTACTTAATGAAACTGGTTTGCTTAAAGAAATATTTGGCAGAGGATTAAATTACGATTTTAGAAATACGAGAGAACCCTTTGATAAAGTTAGAACAATGGGAGAATTTGTTTATCTATTAAGTAAAAATCTTGTTAATAACCCTGCAGAGTTCTATAAAAATAATCTTAAAGGTGACGAGAATTCATATAAAGAGATAAAGGCACTTCAATTAGCATATGAAAGTGGAGAGGCTACCAATTTAATCGAAGCAAGATCAATTGCACATAATATGTACGTGACATCTCCAACATCATTACAAAGTCAGATATTGCCAAATGTAATTAAAACTGCTGCACAAGAATTATTTGAAGGTAAGTATCCCAAAACTGTTAATGAACTGGCAGTAAATGGTAATGATTTAATGGAACTTGGTTTACAAGGTAAAGCAGTTGGTGATATGCAAAAATCATTATTATTGAAGATTTATTCAAATAAAGTTATGAATAATAAAGAAGATTTACTATCTTTGGCGGGTCAAAATGGAAAATAATAGAAAAGAAATATTGATTTGTAATGAATGTAATAAAGAATTTAATTCATTAAAAGGATTGAAAAATCATAATAGATACGGATGTAGTACCAAATTACATTCAAATTATTTTAAATATTGCCCAATATGTAATGAAATAATACATTATGAAAGTAAAACTAAATATGATTATGCAATTAAAAATGATTCAAAATGCCATAAATGTGGTAATATTGGTAGAGAAGTGTCTGAAAACACAAAAATTAAAACATCTAAAACATTAAAAGAAAAATATGATAATGGCACACTAATTCCAAACATGATAGGCGCACATTCAAATGAATCAAGAAAAAAACAATCTGCAAAGAGAAAGAATTGTAAGTTAACTGAATCGCATAAATTAAATATTTCGATTGGTTTAAATAAATCTGAAAATTTTAAAATATCCGTACATTCAAAAGAAAGAGGTAATAAAATTTCAAAAAAATTAACAAATAAAAAATTTTCAAAAGAACATATCATTAAACTTTCTGAATCACATGCAAATGTTGCGAACGAAAATAATCCGTTTTATAATAAAAGTCATACTAATGAAGCTAAGAATAAAATGAGAATTAGTGCCATTGAAAGAATTAGATTAAATAAGTTTGAAAATAATCAAATAGTGCCGTTTTATAACAAAAGAGGTTGTGAATATTTTAATAATCTAATGAAAATCAATAATTGTTTCATACAACACGCTGAAAATGGTGGTGAATTTTATATTAAGAAATTAGGATATTTTGTTGATGGATATGACGAAAAAAACAATATTGTTTATGAATGGGATGAAAAACGTCATTTTCAAAAAGGTAAATTAATTGAAAGGGATATTATTAGAGAAAATGAAATTACCAATTTACTAAAATGTGCTTTTATTAGAATTAAAGAAAGTGAGGTAAATAATGATTAAGAAAATTATAGTTGAGGAAATTAAAAAATTTTTCTTAAATGAATTTGCTTATCCTGAAATGAGACCAGAAGAAAAGAATACTTGGGACATAAATGGAGAAAATGTTGACATTAATTTCTTTGTACATAAATATGATGAATGGAATCATCAGGGTGGTGAAAATAGTGGTTATAAAGACCCTTCAGAAGCATCAGTGTTAGAATTTATAGAGAATAACTATGAAGATTTTACACATGATGAAAAATTAAAAAAAGAGTTGCTTTGGGCATTGACAGATCGAGAAGTTTTAAATGAGAATGAATCTAAATATAATAAAGAAAAAGAAGCATTAATGAAATCAAAAAGTATTGATGCTGAAATGAAAGAAAAGATTCTAAAATATTTTACTGCTGGTTCAACATATAAAGAAGGTGGACATGTACATGGTTTAAGCAAGCCAAAAGAATTAATGGACAAAACATCTAAAACAGAAGGTGTTAGTATGGGTGCAGATAAAGACGGATTCTTTGTATATACACATCGTCAAAGGTCTAAGTCATATGAATCACCCGAAAAAATATCAATAAAAGACATTGAATTTACTGAAAGTACTGGCTAATGAAAAAAGAAAAATTACTTAAAGAACAACAACGCAATAAATTACTCGAAGATTCGGGCATAAATCTTGTTCAAAATGCAAATTTATTGTCAATTGATATTCAACCAGAATATCAAAATGCATTTAATTTTCAATTGAGTAATTATATACGATTTTTAAATAGAAATTTTGATACTATGAATTCTCTTACATTTTTATATAATGGTGAGAATACTGTTGGTGGCGTAAGTGAAGGAGAATATAAAATGTGGTTAATAGAAAATGGTATTAAAGAATCAATACTTGATTATGCCAGATTTTACGATAAAGGTTATGCATTTTTCAGAAGCTGTATGGATGATGGTCATGATGAAAAAGAAATTGTTAACTTAGTAAAATATATGATTAAACATGACATTAACGATAGTAGAGACATTGATGAAGAAATGTGGCAAGGTTTTATGACAGAATATGGATATGATTCAAGTGATGTTCGTGATTTTCTTGAACCAGCACAGGATTGCATTAATATACCAGATTTAATGGATTACTTACAAAAATTTTCTGGAAAAATAGTTATATGTGGCGGTGGAATAAACCAATGCTTTAAAGAAGTAGAAATTGCTTTAAATGCATTGGAAAAAATTTATAATGTTTTAACAAAATTTACTTATTAATTTTATTATTGTATAAGTGTGAGTTACTAAATCCTATAAAGTATTTATTATGAAAAGCAAAGACAAAACAAGAACAATTACATCAATGGATGTGGCTAAATTTTTAGGTGTTGAAAAAGAATATAAAGAAGCTCTTTTTGAGCAGGAATTGAAAGAAAATCATGATATTATTATGAATGATGATATCGAAAAAAATAATACTATGAAAAAAGATAGTAATAATGAAAACATTAAATGAAGCATTTGTTATAAGTAAAAGAACAGACCAGAAGGGTAATTATATTGCATACGTTGACCCGAATAAACCAGAAAATAAAGAAACTTTTAAATATAAAGATATATTTAAGAATCATGGTGCTAGATGGAATAACGACTATAAGTTTTGGTTTTGGTACATAGGTAAAACAAAAGATCAATGGCAGAATGTTTATAGCCATTTCATTGAACCTGCATTAAAAGAAGTACATGGATTAGAAAGTGCTCCAGAAGAAGAAAGTGCAGCAGCATTAACAACGTCATTGGATGCTCTTTTGTCAGAAATTACTGCAACACCTGCTACCACAAATCCTGAAAGTGATACAGAACTTACGGCTGACGAAAAGAAAGCACTTATTGACAAATTAGGAAAATTTAAAGAAACTTTGGTCAATATTGACAGTGATGAAGAGTTTAAAAAAACAATGCAAATTATTTTGTCTTTTAAAAATGCACAGGGACATTCATATAGCTTTATGAACACTATTTTGATTATGATTCAAAATCCCAATGCAAAATTGGTTAAAAGCGAAATTAACTGGAATAGATTTAATAGAACTATTATTGACAAGAAAAACAGAATGATTGTACGTTCTCCAAGTAAAAGGGCAATGAGACCGTATTCAAAAAATGAAAAAGAAGTAATCACAGCAAAATTCTTAAAATCAGTCGATAAAAATAGTTATAATGAATTGGGTCCGGGTGAACGTGAACGTCTTGGTATTCAGCTTCGTGGAGCATTTAGTGGTCATGATTTTGATTATACATTTGTATATGATGTTTCGAACACACAACAAATGGAAGGAAAAGAAAATTTTTTAGGTGATTATGAAAAACGTGATCAAATTAAATGGTTTGAAGAAAATATGATAAGTGAGGAAGTGAGACCAATTTATAAATCATTACTTGATTTTGCTCAAGAAAATGGTATTAGAATAGAATTGGTTGATGAATTAAATGGTGCAAGAGGAATGAGTTCAAGCGGTATGATTCAACTTTTAAAAAATGAAGGAAATGATGTTGGTTTAACAAAGACACTTGCACATGAAATTGCGCATGAATTGTTACATCAAAATTATGTAAAAAGTAAGAATTCAAAATATGCACAATATTTTATAGGGAAATCCGAAGGTAGGGATGCAGTTGAACAGCAAGCAGAATTAACAGCATGGATGGTATTGGGAGCATTTAATTTTGATATGAAAACCACTTCTTTAAATTATGCAGCATTATGGGGAGCAGATAAAGATGCAATGATCAGGGTATTTGATACTGTATCTAGTGTTGTAAGCATGTTGGTGGATTATATCAGCAGGAAAAATAAAACTAATGCAAATACTGCTGCACCACAAAACAATACAAACACTACTGCACCACAAGCAGCACCACAAAATGAAGCACTTGACAATACAGCAAGAAGAGTTACTCCAATGGATGTGGCAAGATTTGTTGGTGTTGAAAGAGAATATCAGGACGTTTTAAATAAAAATAAAGGAGAACTGGTAGAAAATTTCTATAGTTTATTGAAAAAATTATGAGTAATATTTCCTATAGTGCTATAGTTCTTGATGATATTTCGAGACAAAGATTAATCAACAGGTTTAAATCAATAATTCCAGAAGAATTTGAAATTATTGCGCATCATATGACCATTAACTTAGACGAAATTGACCCTGAATATGAAAAATATCTTGGTTTAGCAGTACGTTTAACTGTTAACGATATTGCTATGAATGATAAAGTAATTGCAGTGGGTGTATCATCAGAAATTAAAAGTGTTAATGCTAAATCACATATAACACTGGCAGTAAATCGTGTAAATGATGGTAAACCAGTAATGTCAAATAATCTAACTAATTGGGAAAGATTACGAAGACCATTGTCCTTAAGGGGAAAAGTAACACAGGTAGAATATAATTAATTATGAATACAATTGAATATGTTGCTGAAAAACAGCACAAGGATTACGAAAAAGGTAAAAAATCTCAAAAATTGTTCATGGATTTAATGGGAAAAAATGGGTATCGTTGTTATAGTGCAGACACTTTTCAAGACACAAACGAACATTGGGATGTAGTAACAGTTAAGGACACTGAAAATGGCGGTAAAATTTTTGAACGTTTTGATGTTAAAGGATTAAAAGAATGTGTTAGTGAAGGATTTGAATGGGTTGAATTGATGACTGTTGACGGAAGAAAAGGTTGGTTATATTCTGAATACATGAATAGTCTTGCTTTTGAACTTAACGATTATTTTATTTTAATTAAAAGAATAGAATTAGTTCCGATTATAGAAACAAATATTGCCATAATGGATAAATTAGATGAAGAAGCAGGAGAACGTATACCATTGTTGCGTGTAATAAAAGATGGATTACTGAATTATCAAAGATATAGTAGAATATTATGGGGAAAAAACGATGTTGTAGTTAAAGCACCAATTAAAGATTTTGAACATTTAACTTTTGCAAAACTATATAAAAAAGATGGTAAATTAGAAATGATAAAATGATAACAAGACTATGTGCATTTGATTTTGATAGTACTTTAATTTCAAGTCCAATGCCTGAAACTGGTAAAATTGAATGGGAAAAGTATTACAACAAACCGTTTCCATACAAAGGCTGGTGGGGCAGACCTGAGAGTTTGGATTTGAATGTTTTTGATGTTAGAACATTTCCAAAGGTACAAAATATTTTAAATAAAGATGTTTCAACACCTGACACATATACAATTGTATTAACTTCAAGACAGGAAAAATTGCGTCCTTTACTTCAAAAAATATTGGATTTTAATAATATTCGTGTTGATAAACTTGACATGAAACGTGATGAAAGAACAAAGGGTCAAAAAATTCTTGATTATATTAAAAAATTTCCTGAATTAATTGAAATAAATGTTTATGAGGATAAAGAAGATGAAATAAATTCATATAAAGAAATTAAAAATCAAATTCCCGAAAACATAAAATTTAATATTTACGTTGCAAATCAAGGTATATTAACATCAATTATTAATGAAGAAATTGAAAAACTATTTTATGAAAGAAAATAATGTTAAAAAATTCATGAAGAAACTATTAACTATTATATTAATATTTGCAATAATATCAATATCATTTACTTCTTGTGCTATATTCAAGAAATCGACTTCTAAAAACACTCTTATTACGCAAAAAAATCTTACATTATCTGTATTAACAATTGAAGGAACTACAACGGTTAATACATCAACAGGTGAATGGGATGGAGTAAATATTTTAAGAACTACACCCACAAGATTTACTTTTGTCAATAACTATATCACAAGTCAAAATAATGCTGGTTATATGTTACAGGCAGGTACTGACAATTTAACTAATGATGGAAGTTTTGGTAATCTTGATGGAGAAGTTATAACGGGTAATTATCTTAATTTTACTGGAAGTGTTCTTGGGGAAAATAGTGGACTTGTACATGGTTTGATGACCTGTAACATGATTAATTGTGATGTCAGGTATAATAAAATTAAAGATGTTGCAGGTTCATTTGTAATTAAAGGTCACGGTAATACATATACATCAGGTGGATATGCATATAATATTGTTAAAGTGGGATTGGTAGGAGCAAATATATTAGGTATGAATGGAGTATATGTTTATAATAATACATTTTATTCAAACCATCCATTTTACAGTTCTGATAATTTAGGCGTTTGGAGAGGAATAATAAACATATATCAAAATGATCAAAACGGTTCACCTATATGGGGTTCAACAGGAACAAAAATTAAAAATAATATTTTTTATACTGTACATCAGATACCTTGTATTAGTATACATAATTCAAATTGTTTATCAGGTTTTGAGTCAGATTATAATATTTTTTATTGTGAAGCAGGAGAACCTTATTTTCAATATTTGGAAGATAATATTCCTTTTAGTGAATGGCAAGCATTAGGATATGATACACATTCAATAGTAATTAATCCGAATTTTAATAATTTTAATGATTTTGTACCTGCTGCACGTCTTAATTATGGAACAAACCTAGGCACAATATGGCAAATTGGATTATCAATAACAGCTACATGGGTAGTTAATTCTCCACCAGCTACTGTTAATCAGAACGGTACTTGGCAAGTTGGTGCACGAATATATGATGTTTCAGTACCATTAATAAATGTATCAAATGTGGTTCAATTTATTGTTAATAAAAATTCCAATAAAGAATAATTTTAAAATACTCTTGTATTTATGAAATTAAAAATATAATTTTACAAAAATTAAAAACTATGAAAAAACTATTAGCAATTATCTTTTTATTAAGTATTGTCATGTACAATATTGATTGCACAAAACACATCAAGTATAATTCAATTTGTCATCAGTAAAAATCCTAACATTGTAATTAGTATTAAAGGTGCTAATGGAATTAAATATTATAATAATATTTTTTACAGTACTAAAGTGGTAGCAGATAATCCTGTTGGAACAGGTATTATTGATGTAAATCAAACTATTGATACAACACAAACAACCGCAGGAGCAAAAATTAAAAATAATATTTTTTATACCGTTAATCAGATACCAAATATTAGATTAGTTGATAATAATTCTTTAGTTAATTTTGAATCTGATTATAATATTTTTTATTGTGAAGCAGGTACTCCGATATTTACTTATCTTGGAACACAAAAAACATTTGCTCAGTGGCAAGCATTGGGATATGATACTCATTCAATTATAGCTAATCCTAAATTTAAATAAAATAATATATGAAAAAGTTTTTAACAATTTTAATGTTTTTATTTGTCAGTTTGACAATTAATGCAACCGAATATTATGTTGCTACTCCCGCAAATGGTGGTAAAGATACTAATACAGGACTTAATGGTTTTCCTTTTGCAACACTAAAATATGCTTCTCTTCATGTACCTGCAGGAAGTAATACAATTCATGTTGGTGCAGGTGTATTCAATGAAGGAATTAATCGAGTAAAATTTGCCGAAGGAGTTACACTTGTAGGAGAAGGCATTGGTATTGCACCAACAAAAATAATATCATCTTATGTAGGTGATAGTTTAACATTAGGTTCTTTTGTATTTAGTAGTTCTGCACAAGGAACAAATGGAAATCAAAGTGTATCAAATATATGGTTTGATGGTAGTTTAACAACAGCAAATATTGCAATATTGGTAGAAAAAAGAAGTAATGTAATTATCTATAATTGTAAATTTACCAATTTTAAATATAGTGCTATAACAATGATTGGTGGTGCAGATATGATAACTGAACCAACAACATATGCAACAGGAAATCAAATATATAATGATACTATTAATAATTGTACAGGATATTATGGTAGTAAAACACTTGGTGCAATAGAAATTGTTGGTCAATCAGGAATTAAAATATATAATAATCGTTTTGATCAAAAACAAAGAGTTGTTGGAAATGAAGCATTAATACAGGGCGTTAGTACTTTCAATAAATTAATGGATGTTCATGATAATTATGTAAATAAATTACTTTTAAGTAATGTTGTTATACCTACCGATTTTCATTTACAATCTACTTCTCCTGCTATTGGTAAGGGATTAACACTTGGAAATATGACCACTGATGCTGGTGGAAATCCGATAAAAAATCCTCCAGATATTGGTGCTTATGGATATTATGCTGTTGTACCAACGGTTTCAACAGTAGCAGCAACTAATATTTCAAATACAACTGCAACATCAGGAAGACTGTTTGTTGCTGATGGTGGTAGTAATATTGCAATGAGTGGTGTTTGTTGGAATAAAACCGGTAATCCCACAATTAGTGATTCACATACAAGTGATGGTGCAATTAGTCCATTTGGTGTTCCTAACACAATATCAAATATAACAGGATTAGCACAAGGTACTTTATATCATGTTCGTGCTTATGCAACAAACGCTACTGGTACAGGATATGGAAATGATTTAATATTTACCACTTCTGGTTCTAGTTTTATTCTTGTAACAGGTTTATCTATAAACACTATACCTGTTAATAGTATTCATACTATTTCTACTTATCATGGTATTTTGCAATTGGGAGTTACTAGTGTAATACCAAGTAATGCAACAAATCAGACAGTTACTTGGTCAGTAACAAATGGAACAGGGTCAGGTTCTATAACAAGTTCTGGATTATTTACAGCAATTACGGATGGAAATGTTGTAGTTTATGCTACTGCAAATGATGGTTCTGGTGTGCGAGATAATTTTATTATAACAATATCAAATCAAATTGTAATTACTTATCCAACAGTAACAACAACAGCAATAAGTAATATTGTACAAACCACTGCAACATCAGGTGGTAATGTAACTTCCGATGGTGGTGCTACGGTAACAGCAAAAGGTGTGTGCTGGTCAACAAATATAAATCCTACAATTGCTAATTCTAAAACTTCTGACGGTACAGGGACAGGAATATATACAAGTTCATTAACGGGGTTGGTGGCTAATACTTTATATCATGTGCGTGCATATGCTACAAATAGTGCAGGTACTGCTTATGGTAGTGACATTACTTTTACAACATTATCAATTCCAGTAGTATTACCAACAGTTACTACAACGGTGATAACAAATATTGCACAAACAACAGCAATGTCGGGTGGCAATGTAACTTCTGATGGTGGTGCTTCTGTAACAGCAAAAGGTGTATGTTGGTCAATAAATGTAAATCCTACAACAAGTAATTCATTAACAAATGATGGTACTGGTATAGGGATATATGTGAGTTCATTAAATGGATTATTACCGAACACTTTATATCATCTGCGTGCTTATGCAACAAACAGTATAGGTACTGCCTATGGTAATGACATTACATTTACAACATTATCAATTCCAGTAGTACTGCCTACAGTTACAACAACAACAGTGACAAGTATTGGAAATACAACAGCAATAAGTGGGGGAAATGTAACGGCTGACGGAGGGGCAACTGTAACAGCTTACGGAGTTTGTTATAGCACAACTTCTTATCCTTCACTTATAAATCCTCATACAACAGATGGAAGTGGAATGAGTAGTTTTGTGAGTTCAATAATAGGATTATCAGCAAATACAAATTATCATGTCAGGGCATATGCAACAAATAACGCAGGTACTGCTTATGGTGCTGATATAGCATTTACAACATTAATTGTAAATAGCACAATACCAATAGTTTCTACATTTGCAACAACTTTAATTGTAAAAACTACGGCAACATCGGGTGGCAATGTAATTTCTGATGGTGGTTCTCCAGTAACAACAAGAGGTGTATGTTGGAATACAACAGGAAGTCCTACAATTTTTGATAGTAGAATGGGTGATGGTATTGGAACGGGGTCATTTATATTAAATTTAACTGGATTAACTAAAAGTACGGTATATTACATACGTGCTTATGCAACAAATAGTGTAGGTACTGCTTATGGTAATATTTTGACATTTAAAACAGATGATGTACCAGTACTTACAACAACATCTGTATATGCTATACAACAAACAACAGCAAAATCAGGTGGTAATATAATTGCAGATGATGGTTTTCCAGTAGCTGTTAGGGGTGTATGTTGGTCAATAAATCCAAATCCAATTTCTACTGACGCACATGGAACTAATGGCGTTGGAATGGGAATTTATCCAATAAATATATCAGGCTTGTTACCAAACACTACTTATTATGCAAGAGCATATGCAATAAACACTGGTGGCGTTGGTTATGGTGATGAAGTTGTATTTACAACATTACCTTCTGCAGTATTAGCAACAATTACCACATCTATTTCAGAAACTGTTGTATGGACAGCAGAATTTGGATTTGGTGGTACTTCATCAATAAAATTAAATTGTACTGGTGAAATTACAAATACAGGATATACTCCAATTACTGCAAAAGGTTTTTGTTGGGGAACAACAGCAAATCCTACTGTAACTGCTAATCGTTATGTTTATAATTCAAGTCTTAATACAGGTACGGGCATATTTACAGCATTTATAAACAGTTTATCGCCAAATAATACATATCATATACGAGCATTTGCAAAAAATAAAATTGGTGTTGCATACGGAAATGATATTACTGTAACAATACCAGTATATACAATTACTGGAAATTAATTTTTTAAAATCTCTGTATTTATAGTAAAAATTGTACTATGATTGACATGAGATATAAACCACGTTTTCTTCCACAAGTGAGTGCACCATATAAAATTGTGTTGCAAAAACTTGAAGAAGAAGGTGTGAAATATGAATTAGTCGAAGTAGACCCAAATGATCTGGAAGCGTCACAAGGTGTTACATTTTCTGATGAAGTTGAAAAATGTGAACTCAGTGATAATAATCCAATTTGGATTGCTGATGAAAATAAAGTTTGCGATGGTCATCACAGAATGGTAAAAGCCTTACTTGATGGTGTTAATCTTAAAGCAGTAAAAATAGGATTGAACGAAAAAGATGCTTGTAGGGTATTAAATAAAATAGAAGATATTTATGAGTATCAGCAAAAAAGTGGATTAGAAGAAGTTGAAATGCAGGATACAATTAATTATTATGGTGATGATGAAAACCAATTTTTAAATTCTCTGGAAGAAGATAATTTAAGCATAGAAACTCCATCAGGAGAAACGAAAACAAATCAAAAAACGATTATTGCATATCGAAAAGAACCAATAAAAGAAAATTCTGCTGTTGGAAATTTCTTTTCATTAAAACCTATGGAGGGATTTGGTAAATATGAAATTGAATTTGATAATCTTTTGGACTTACATTCTATGGGCGTTACATATAAAGACGGGCAAGAACCAGCAGATATTCTGTCAAAGATTTGGTTTCCTCATATAAATTTTGAAAAACTAAGTGAACAATATGATATGCCTTCAGCTAATCTTAAAAATAAAGCAATTGCAGAAAAAGCAATGAGTTTAGGATATGATGGCATTAAACATGACGATAAATTAATACAAGGATTAAAATAAGTAAAGCTATGAATACATACAAAATTACAAACCTAACCAATACCGCAGGAAAGCGTGATTTCAAATTCAATTCACCATTGAATATTGATTATATTGATAAGATGATCAAAAAAACGATTACTATACAACCCGGGGCAAGTCTTTACCTAACAGTACCTTCTTTACCAATATCAGTACATAAATTAAGAGCAAAAAATTTAATTAGTGTTGTTGAGGTAAGCGCAAAAGAATTAGCAGACTCTATGGGTGTTGTTAAATCCAAACCAACACCAGCTACTATAAAAGCACCTTTAGACAAAGAAGTTACTGTAAAAGTACCTTCAGTCGAAAAACTTACAGAAGTACCTTTAACTGAAGAAGAAATTACAAAAAGATCAAATAAAAAAAAGAAAGATTAACACGTTTTTTTCTCAGAAGAATATTGATGCCAGCATTTTGTTGGCATTTTTTTTTAAAAAGACTGGCATCTTTGATGATTTTCAGTTATTTTTACGTATTTATAATTAATTACATAATTTTATAATAATTTATAAACAAAGCATGGACGGAAAAATTAGAGTTTTATTTTATAACTTAGATTCAGCAGGGGTAAATTACTTCAGAACATTAACACCAGCAATGGAACTTCAGAGAAATCATTCAGACGAATTTTATGTTGAAATTAATCCGCAAATAGATTTTAATGACCCAAAATATGTTGACTATTTGAAAACATTTCACATAATACATTATCATCGTCAATTCTTAGGTGAAACAAAAGAAATGTTAAAATTAGCAACCGAATTAAGAAAATCAGGAGTAATATTGATGGTTGATATTGATGACTATTGGGTATTACATAAGAAACATCCGTTCTATTCTTTGAATGCTGAAAAGAAAATGCATATTCCAATGTTGGAAAATCTTAAGATTGCTGATTATGTTACAACAACAACTGATTTATTTGCGGATGAAATTCGTAAAATAACTGGCAAGGATAATGTTGGTGTGTTTTACAATTCAATTGACCCCACATGGATGAAACAATTTCAGGATAACAGAAAACCTGACCCAGATGGATTTGTAAGAATTACATATGCTGCAGGGTCAAGTCACATGGCTGACATGGAACAACTTGAAGGAGTGTTTAACGTATTATATAATGATTCACAATTAAAAGATAAATTCAAAGTTATTCTTGCTGGTTGGGATACTGAAGGTAATACTACCGATGTAACATTTAATCAAGAATTTAGTGACATATTACAAAAGAAAAAATTATGGACACCACAGATTGTTAAAGCGATTAATAGGTCAAGAGGTGATGTGGATAAAATCCCCAATTTACCAGCAGATTTGAAAGAAAAGTACAGAGGCAAGGTTTTTAATCAGCAACAAAGAGATATTAAATCAATTGAAAGTGTTTATTTAATATATGAAAAAATTTTTACAGATAATTATCATATGATAAATAATCCAGATTATGTGCAATGGTTAAAAAATTATGAAAGAAATGTTAAATACGATAACGAATTTAATTATGCTAGACGTTGGACTGAAAAAGCAAATACATATGCCAAAGTATTGGATGAAACCGATATTGTTATTGCTCCGCTTGCTGATAATCCATTCAACAGAATGAAATCAAATTTGAAACAGGTAGAATGTTGGACAAGAAAACTTCCAATAATATGTTCAGACATGCCACCATATAATATAGATGGTAAACACATGAAAAACTGTATTCTTATTCCAACTGAAAAGAATGCTCGAAAATATTGGCAGAAATATCTCAAGAAACTCATATTAGATGCTGATCTACGTAAACAACTTGGCGAACAGCTATATGAGGACTTCAAGGATGAATATAACTTGGCAACGGTTACAAAAAAGCGTGCTGACTTTTATAAAGCAGCAGTTGCTAAAACATTAGTACTAGTCTAAAATTAAAAAACATGAAAAAAAGAAAAACAATTAAACAGCTTGAAAAAAAACAAGCAAAAAAAGAGAAAAAAATTTATTCCAAAGTAAAAAAAGAATTTAACAGAAGAATTGAAAAACAGAAAAAAAACAATCCATATTTTAGTAAAGAGGATAATAAAAAAAACAATCAACTTGTTGATGCAATCACCAAATCTGTTATTCTTAATAAAAGAATGCTAGGCAGGGATAATTATAATTTAAAAAGATGGCAAGAATCATATTTTCAAGAATTATATACTGAGTTCAGAAAACTTATTGAAAAATATAATAATGGACTTCAGGTTAAAGCAGAAGAATTAAGTACTAAAATTTCTGATTTGGAAATTAAAAAGAAAACACTTCAATACGATGTAAAAGAACTTGAAACAAAAAAGAAAATATTAGTTAATGTTTAATGTTTTAAAAAAAATATATTTCTGGTGTTATCTTAAGATATATATCATCTTGATGAACATTGGTATTATGATCTACAGAGCAGAAGTGGATGCTCAAGCAGACCCCAATGATATAAAAGAAGGCGATAAAAAAATTCAGAGAATGCTTCATAGAAATCAGACTCTTGAAAAATTCTATGCTGGCAAAACTGATGAAAAATATGTCAGAGAATATTATGAAATATTAAAAAAAGCAGATAGATTTATTCGTACAGCAACCCCATATCAAATGGCAATTGCAGCAGACAAACATGGTAGTTCTTATGCTCAAGCAGACCCAACAAATGGTAGAAGATATGAACATTTTGGTTTTTATGATGAAAAACATAAACATGCTGGTAAAACAATTGGCGAAGTTTTAGTTCAAGAATATGAAGAAAGAAGACTCAAAGATGATGACTATGAATTACTTGGTATTTATAACAACGAGCCAATTGAAGTAGGATTAGCAAAAGTTATGAATGTGGTTAAAAAAATTGATGAAAATGATTTGGATTCTCAGTATGAAGTAAAGGATATGACTGAAAAATCCAAGACTTTTGAATTTCCAATTAAAATTGTTCGTGAAAACGAAAATGTGGTCAATAAAATTGAACAACTTACTGAATTTTTACATATTAAAAAAATTGGCTTTGATTATCGACAGTTAGAATTTTTAATACCATTAAAGTTCAAAACAAGTAATTATGATGAAGACACTGATGTTTTTAAAGAATTGATCAATATTAAAGAAGTTTTTCTCCGTAATGATTATGGCGAATTAACTGGTTATGGAATTATGAAATTTATAAAAAGAATACAACTAAATAATACTCATGATGTGTTTAAATTCGAAGCAATTGAAATGCAGAATATGAAAATTTAATACTAAAAAATATGAATCCGTACTTAGAAAATTTAAAAAAAGCAGTTGATACTGGAGATTTCAACTCAGAAGCAGCAAAAAAAATAATCCAGATTGATAAAAATGCAGACAATGCAAAAGGTTTGTCTTTAACAGAAGAAGAAAAAGCTGAATTAGCAAAGAAGCGTTTGGATGGTACTTTGAAAGAAAATACTGTTGTTACCGAAGAAGAGGTATTAAAACTTAATTCAGAATATGAAAAGAAAATGGCAGAAATTAAAAAACAGGATACTGTTAATCTACAATTGGCAACATTAACTGATATTGAAGACATGGTAACAGCAAGTGTTAATGACATGGTATCTTTCATCAAAGAACTTGAAGATAAATTTAAAAAAGAATTTGATGAAAATGACCCAATTTTTGAAAAATTAAAAACAAAAACATTGGAAATAAAACTTAAATATGTATCTTTTATTAATTAAAAACAATTATTTATGGCAAAAATTCAAAAAGCATCTGAAGAGATGGAGAACCTTTTCGATAAGGTAAAAGACAGTACAACAATTAAAGATTGGCTAAAATTTGAAGTTCTTTGTAACAATAAACAGAAAGAACTTTGTAAAATTGTCAAAGTAAATGAAATTGTTGAACTATTGACTGGTGGAGTAAACTTCGCAGTAATAATTAATGAAGACATTTTCGATCAATTACCTGATGAAATGAAAGAAACGGCAATTATTGAATGTCTTGCAGGTGTTACCGTTGATGGTAACGACAAGATAACTCTCGAAAAACCAAATTTCAGTACTTACAGAGGCGTTTTAGAGAAGTATGGACACGACCCGATCATTGTTCTTCATGAATCAATTAAGAGTCTCTACGATGCTGAAAAGCAGAAAGAAGACGAAGAGAAAGCACAAAAAAAAGCGAAAAAAGTCAAAAAAGGTTTTCCAAAAGCCTTTTAATTATTAATTCAGAAAAATCCTGACACATAAAATGTCGGGATTTTTTATTTATTAGTATTTATAGAAAAATCTTTTATAATGGCTTCATATAATATTACCTTTCCGTTAAATGATGATGTCAGCACAAACTCATATTTTTTAATGAGTAAAGTGACTAAAGACGCATTCAGTTCTGACTTGTTAATTTTATTAGTAACACAAAAGGGTGAAAGATATTATGAACCAGATTATGGTACTAATTTATTAAAATATATATTCGAACCGAACGATAATTTAAATGCAGATGATATTGAAAAGGAAATTAAAACAACAGTATCAACATATATACCAGCACTTACAATTAATAGTGTAACATTTAACTGGCATACCGATGATGAAGCAAATTCAATATCAGAAAATCAAGTAAATGTCAACATTAAATTTACTTTTACTGAAGATGCTTTTACTGAAAACGGTGAATTAGATTTAAACTTTTAAAACATAAAATATGGCAAACAATTTAACTACAAACATAATTCAATACGGAAGCAGAACATTTGGCGACATACGTACCGACCTCATAGCATATATCAGACAAGCATATCCAGAGATTTTATCTGATTTTACTGATAGTTCAATTGGTGCAATAATGATTGACCTTAATGCTGGTGTTACTAATAACCTTTCAATTAATACCGATAGAGCATTTCAGGAAACACAATTAGAATATGCACAACAAAGAGCATCAATATTAAATATTGCAAAAAATATGGGATTTAATATTCCAGCAAGAAGACCTTCAGTTACGGTAATTGATTTTACTGTAACAATTCCTGTTCTTGGTGACAAACCAGATGCATCATATTATCCTCAATTACAGGCAGGTGCACAAGTGCTTGGCGGAGGAAAAGTGTTTGAAACACAAGCAATTATTGATTGGAGTTCACCAATAAGTAATTTGGGCGACCCTAATCGTTCGATTATTCCTAATACTGATTCAAACGGTATTATTGTTAATTATAGTGTAACAAAAAGAGAAGTGGTTATTAATGGTTCTACAAGTATTTTTAAAAGAGCAATTAGTTCAACAGATGTTATACCATTTTTTTCTATAACATTACCAGACCCAGACGTACTTGAAATAGATAGTATTATTTTATTGGAGGGCACTAATTATTCAAGTAATCCGACTGCTGCAGATTTTGCTACGGCAACAAATAAATATTATGAAGTAGATTATCTTGCACAACAAAGAGTATTCGTTGTAGACACAAGTAGTTCACAACCAAATACAAATACGGACGGATTAAAAGCAGGTACATGGATAGATGTAACAAAAAAATTTATAAAAGAATTTGATATAAACGGTTATTGTAAAATAATATTTGGTTCGGGTGATGCAGATATTGATGCATTTAAATCGGGTTTTCTTAAAGTAGGTGTAAGCAATCAGTATTTTCTTGAAAATTTTTTAAACAACACAGCGTTGGGTGAAAAATTATTGGCAAATTATACTTTATTTATTCAGTATAGAACTGGTGGTGGTAGTAATTCGAACGTAGGAGCAGGTACTCTAACACAACTTGGTAGTTATAATTTAACTGTTCAAGGTTCACGTCAGGATTATAATCAGACAGTACAAAGAAGTTTAACTGTAAATAATCCAATTCCAGCAATTGGCGGTAACGATGGATTAAGCATTGAACAAATAAGAGAATTAATAAAATATAATTTTAGTAGTCAAAACAGGGATGTAAGTTTGGTTGATTATTTATTACAACTCTATAAAATGCCCGGGCAGTTTGGTTCTCCCTTCCGTGCTAATGCAATGAAAATAAATAATAAAGTTGTTATTTCAACATTAGGTATTGGGTCAGATGGCAAACTTGACAATACAAGTACCACATTAATGAACGAAAACATTAGTGAATATCTTAGTCAATTTAGAATGCTTAACGATTATGTTGAAGTAACTAACGGTAAAATATTTAATTTAGCTTTTGATGTTGATGTGTATGTTGAAAATATTACCGATAATCAAGTTGCAAATAGTATTATAACACTTGTCAGAAATTATTTGGACATAAATAATTACGAAATGAATCAGGATTTATTTTTAGGTCTGCTTCAACGTGAAATACTTAGTGCGAATGGAGTTATTAATGTTATTGATATTAAAGTTTATAACAGAGTAGGCGGACAATATTCAAATAATGTTATTTCTCAAGCTGTGAATCCAAGCACTGGCGAGATAACGATTATTAACAATACAATTCATTCAACCGAAGATAGTATGTTTGAAATAAAATATCCAGAAAAAGATATCACAGTTTATTTAAGAAAGAGTACAGGATAATGGAGTTAATAAAGAAAACCATATATAGAATAATGACAACTGGTACAACAAGTGGTTGTACAGGCACATGTCGTGTAATTATTCCAGATACTGGTGTTACATATAACATAAAATTTTTAATAAATCAAGAAGTAAAAGATGTTGGATTTTTTGAAGCATATATGCTGAATTCTTCTTTTGATTATATTGATATTGGTGCAACTTCTTCAGGTCTTACCAAATTTAACCATTATTTAACTGGCGGTACGACACTTGCGGGAAGTGGGTTAATAATATCATATAGTGATGGTGGTGTTACTGGTACAACAGGTATAACCAATACTTTATATACAGTTACTGGTGAATGTACAAGTAGGTTATTAGAATTGCAAAAATATACAGTAAGCAGTGCTTTTACTGCTCAATATTTTAGTGGTGGTAGTTATACTGTTGATGGTGTGGATTATTCGAATTCATTTTCGGGAATAAGCATTACTTATTATCTTGGCGGAATTAAATATGTTGATCTTCTTACTGGCACTACTTCAGGTTCAACATTCAGTTTTTCAAGTCAAGGTTATCTTAATCCTAACTTTATTAATAAACCAATATATCAAGACCCGAATAAAGAAAATATTATTAGTAACCCAAAAATTAGTAATGATGTATTTATAATAAGACAAGAATTACCAGCATTTGATGGAAATTATAGATTAGAATATATAAGAAAATTAGTCGATTTGGAAACATATGCAGCAGGTAAATTTTTTAATGTAATTAATAACACGTAAAAATGAAGATTAGTAGAAGAATATATTCTGAAAATGAAATCAATGAAATGATATTGTTGTATAAATCAGGAATGTCGCTTTTTAAAATTAGAGAAAATTTAAAGATGGATAAGAGTAACATAAAAAAAATTCTTATTCAAAATAATGTTTGGATTGAAGATAGAGACAATAATAAAAAAATTGGTGATTATAATATTGATGAAATTAATGAAATTGTTTCGTTATATCACTCAGGAATGTCATTAACGTCAATCGGTAATAAATTAAATATTGTGAGGTG